CTACTCCGACATGAAGGCCAAGCGCGGAGGATTCAAGGCCAAGTGACATTCGCGCCCCTTCTCATCACCACCATCTGCTACCTGCTCACCGCAGTGGGCTTTTACCGCGAGGGCAATGCGGGTCTCGCCGTGGCCTTTGCGGGCTATGCGTTTGCCAACTTTGGCTTCCTTTACATCACCGTAAATGGCCAGCCCTGACTTTATGGAGAAGTATCGAATTATGACACCGGAGATTGAGGCGATAGACCAAGAGATCATGCGCCTCAAATCATTGCGCGCCAGCATGGTCGCCAAAGCAGCCAAGCGCAAGGCCGACGCCTTGTGCGAGGAGATGAGGAAGCGCAAGAGCAAATGAACTTTTTAGCAGCAGTCAAAGGTATTGCGGCGTCAGGAGGCACTCGCCCCGATGGTCACATAACCGCCAGCCCCGTAACCGCATTAAAAGCGGGGTCTGCTGCCCATTACTTATGATCCACGAATTCGCCCGCACCTTCCCCGTCTGGACGCCGCACGGCTACGGCTGGCCGATCTATGTGCAGGCCATGAGCGGCTTCGCCAACGACATCTGGTGCGTGGCCGCCGAAGACGGCGGGCACGTCAGGCACTACCGCTCGGATCAGATACAGGTTTTGCCCAATGGGACTTTGGATATTGAAGACAATGAGAGAGTGGATTGACCAATTAGCAGACGAGTGGGAATACGACCTCACCGTCATGGACGGGTTCGATGACTGCATTGTCGGCATCGTCGAGCGCTGCACTATGGCGCCGATAGTCTGCTATGACCGCGAAAAAGTTATCGCCGCACTCATGCGCGACGGCATGACGTGGGAAGAAGCCGAGGAGTATTTTGAGTTCAACCAGATGGGCGCGTGGGTCGGCGACAGCACGCCATGCTTCTTGATTAAAGATCCCGACGCTTCTGACGCCTAACTAGCACACAACCGCACACATGAACGTCTCCCTCAACCAAAACGAAGTCCTTGTCTCGACCTACATAGGCTCTCGCCGCAATGCCGAAGCATCCTTCCGCAAGCGTGCGCCCCGCTTCCCCGAGAAGACGCCGGGGGAGTTGTGGGGCTTCCACATTGAGGCCGCCCACGCCGAATGCGCCGTGGCCAAGCTGCTCGGGCTTTATTGGGGATTTGGCGTCAACACGTTTCACACGCCCGACATTACCGGGACCAACTATGAAGTGCGCTGGTCGCAGCGCCCGAACCTCAAGGTCCGCCCCGATGACTCAGGCATCGTGATTTCGGTCAGCGGCAAATCGCCCGACTACGTTGTCCATGGGTGGATCAATGCCGAGGACGCCAAGCGCGACGAGTGGAAATGCGCGTCACCGCCTCCGTGCTATTTCGTGCCGCACGACAAGCTGCGGCCGATTGAGGAACTGCGAATGAATCGGGCAGCATGAAGACATTCTGGATCATTCACAAATCCGAACTCGGGCCAGTGATGGAGTGCAAGGCGCGCAAGACAAGCAGGGGTTGGTCTGTTTTGGTGCGGCCGGAATCGCGCACTTGGGATTTTGTCAAAGAGACGTGCGAGCGCGAGTCGCTTGCCGGCCTCAAACTCGACCACACGCTCATTGAGGGCGAGTGGCCGGACGAACAATGACTTTGCGCAAAGGATGAAAAGACGATCAACAACAAAGGGCCGGGGTTGCTTGTTCTCCGGTCAGGGTTGCGCCAATCGTCCGGAAACCCAATGCGCGGTGGCGGCACTGGGGGGTGCTGCCACCACTATTTAGATGAGCGACAAGAAATCCACTCCCCGCTCCCGCTTCACACCGACTGCTCATCCGGTGATGAAGCTCCCGCCCAAGGACGTGCTCTTGGCTATCGGGCCAGAGAAGGGCTGGGATCTGCTGCTCAAGCGGGAAGAACTAATCCTCAAGGAAAAGGTAGACCCTTACCGCTACGGCTACCGCCCACCGATCTGGAACAAGGCCAGCCAGCTACTGGAGGACAACCGCGAGATCCTTGTCATGGGAGGCAACAGATCGGGCAAAACCGAGTGGGCCGCGCGCGAGGTGATCCACAGATTGTATCACAAAAAACAATCCGTGGCGTGGTGCTTCCAGACCACCGCCCCCAACAGTATTGAGATGCAGCAACCCCGCGTCTTCAAATATCTTCCGGCCGACTGGCGGCAGGCACGCAAGGGCACGGTCACGAATATCACCTACTCGGTCAAAGGTGGCTTTACCGAAAACAAGTTTGTCGCACCGAATGGCAGCCAGTGCATCTTCCGCAACTACGCACAGGACATCAGCACCATCGAAGGCGGCGAGATTGACATAGCATGGTGCGACGAGTTGGTGCCGCTGGATTTCTTGGAGACATTGCGCTTCCGTCTGCTCGACAGGAACGGTGTGCTCATCGTCACCTTCACCCCCATCGAAGGCTACTCACCCACGGTAAAAGACTACCTCACCGGCGCCCGCAACGTGGAGGAGTGCGATGCTGAGTTGCTGCCCAAGTTTGAAGACAACAAAGGCGAGAAGGTCATCGTCGGCTACGAGAAGGTGCCCATCGTCCAGACAGGACGCAAGGGCCGGCCGATCATTTACTTCCAGACCAAGAATAATCCGTGGGCCGGCTGGGAGCGCATGCAGCAGGAGCTGCGCAACGAGACGCGCGAGAAGATCCTTTGCCGTGCGTATGGCGTCCCGACCCGCTCCATCAACAACCGCTTCCCGCTATTCAACGACAAGGTTCACGTCATTAAGCATGAGTGGATTCCCAAGGAAGGCACCCGCTACCAATTCATCGACCCCTGCTCCGCGCGCAACTGGGCCATGATCTGGGCGCTGTTCGATAACGCCAACCGCTGCTTCATCTACCGCGAGTGGCCCTGCCCCAACGAGTATGTTGAAGGCGTCGGCTATCCCGGCATGTGGGCCGAGCCGGACGGTAAGAAGGCAGACGGACGCCAAGGCCCTGCGCAGAAAGACTTTGGATTCGGGCTGGAGCGATACATCGAAGAAATCCGCAACGTCGAAAACGGCGAGCGCATCTTTGAGAGATGGATGGATTCGCGTTACGGCAATGCGCAGACCTTGGCCAAGGAACGCCCCACCACGCTGATTGAAGAAATGAGTGATCTCGGCATGGACTTCTCTGCCGCCCCCGGCGACACGATTGATGAAGGCGTCGGGCTTATCAATGACTGGCTGCACTACAACACGCAGAAGCCGCTCGACGCACTAAACCAGCCCAAGCTCTACATCAGCGAGAATTGCCAGAACCTAATCTGGTGCATGAAGGAGTGGACTGGCGCTGACGGAAACAAAGGCAGCAGCAAGGATTTCCCTGACCTCGTCCGCATGCTTGTGCTTTCCGGCTGCAACAACGTCGAGGGCGACATCCTACGCCCGCGTGGAGGCGGGAGTTACTAATGGCTCCGAGCGGCATAGTTCCCCCACCCCCGCGCGTCCGCCCATGGCGAGGCCGCAGCAAGGAACCGCCCAAGTGCGGCGTCTGTTCCAAGCAACTTCGTATCGAGGACATCCATGGAGTTGACGAACAACTTGGCCCCATCTGCCGCGAGTGCGGCCCGCACGTCATCGCAGCCAACAGGGCCATGTATCCCTTCTGGGTCTAACCATTCGCCATTCAAGAACACCAAACACAAACAGCTTAAAAATTATGCTATTCACGCAAAAAACCAAAACCATCCCCATCGACCGCTACCCCGTTTCTGAAGACGAAGAGTTCGACTTCAAAGGCGCCCTCGCTTTCACCCGCGACCAAGCCCCACCCTGCTGGCGGGCCGTCATGGTCGCCCTGCAAGACCGCATCGCGGACGGCGTGGCCTTGGCCAGCAACATGGCCACCGCCAAAGACCCCGGCCTCCTCGCCCACGCCAACGGCCAACTCAATGCGCTGGTGGAACTGTGGGATTACTTGGAATCCACCAGAGCCGAAGCGGCGAAGGTCCGGTAGGGGCGGCTGGCCCTAGCCGCCCGCTGCTTACTTTTTGCGCAATAGTTTTTGCGACCAAAGGGCAAGTGGGAATAACAACTCAGCAAAAAGTATGCGCCGGTCAACTCTTCGACAGTTTGGAATAGTTGCCGCAGATCGACCCTGACTCCATCTGCCGCCGCCAAAGTAAACATCCCGCGACATTAACCCGCTTAGTGTAAAGCCATGTTCCCGCTCGCACCCCTTCGGGTATAATCCGGCCGCTTTCCCGGTATTTATCCCCGATCGGGAACCCTGTTATAGAAACAACCCCTTCTTTGTAACGCGCCGTGACACAAATTGCAGGTTGTTTTTGTGTCACAAAAACACCGCACAGAAGGTGACGCAAAGTGTCATCACTTGTGCAGAAATGTAGCCGATCCTATCCAATTCCCACGAGACTTTCCCGTATTGACACCGCACACATTGTGTGCTATGTGTGAGGATAGAGAGGCGTATCGCGCTTCACTCCGGTTCTAACGTCCCGGTTCCCCCCAGACGTTTGGCGCACCTCTTAGGGGTTTTATCCTATGGCGACAGACAATGTGGCCGCGACAGCGGCGGGAGCGGACGATGTAGTTTCAATGGCACTAGCCGAGCTGGGCGTTAAGCGTCAGCCCGAGGAAGCCAAAGACGAGTCCGATGACAAGACGATCTCTGACAACACGGACACAACAGAGGAGCCAGAGGAGAAATCTGAGGATTCCGCTGAAGAAGTAGACACCGAGGAGGAGCCGGCGACTGAAGCCGATTCTGCCGAAGAGCCCGAGGATAGCGAGGACGCCGCCGCAGAAGAACCTGCTGGCGAGGAGGTTACGAAGGACAAGGTTCAACGCAGGATTGATAAGCTCGTTGCGAAACAGCGCGAGTCTGAAGAAAAGGCCCAAGCTGCCAGCGCCGAACTGGAGCAACTAAGATCCGCCAAGGCGGACTTAGAAGCCCAGCTCAACCAGACCTCCCGCCCCGTTCTCACCCCTACGGCCGACAACCCGTTGGCCGATGTGGACAGTGACGAGGCCCTTCAACAGCGCATTCAGAATGCCCAAGCGGTTCGCCGGTGGGCACTTCAGAATACGGATGGCACCACGATCAAGCAGCCCGATGGCTCTGAGAAGTTCATCGAGGCAGCGGAGGTTAAGGACTATCTCGTCAAAGCTGACGACATCCTGACCATCCACGTTCCTGCTCGTAAAGAGTGGTTGGCCCAGCGTGAGCCGGCGGTGCAAGCCGCCAAAAGCATGTTCCCCGATATCTTCAAGGAGGGCAGCGCGCTCAACCAAGCCTACAAGGCCACGATCAAGCAGGCCCCCGATCTCCTCAAGATCCCCCAGCATGAATACTGGATCGGCCTCGCGCTCTACGGCGAGCAAGCCCTCATGGCCAAGCAGCAGACCGAAGCTGCCAAAGACAAGGCCAAGAAATCTGTGTCCGCGAAGAAAGAGAAAACCGTCACACCCGTCCAGCCCGTTAGCGCGCCCCGCTCTGCCACAAAAGGCAGCTCTACGGCTGCGAAAAATCGGTTCTTCAAATCAAGCGGTTCCATGACGGACATCGAGAACTTGGTGGGAGAACTGATCGGATAAACCCAATCACTTAGAAAACTCACACAATATGTCACAAGGTCTTGTTCACCCCGCTCCAGCGGGCTTGCGCGAGGACTTGGCTGACGTGATCTCGGTCATCGACCAGAAAAACACGCCCGTCACTTCCCGCATCAAAGCCGGCTCGGATCTCTCCAATGGCTCTGTCTTCTCATGGCAGGCCGACAGCTATAACGACCCGTCCTTCGACGGTGTTCTCACCAACGCCGACGTTACTTCGTTCGACGATCCCGCCAAAAACCGCGTCCTCCTTTCCGGCCGCGCCCAGAAGTTCCGCCGTTCCATCAAAGTCGATGACTTTGCCCAGAACGTGGACAACATCGCTGGCGTTGGCAAGAAGAAGGAAATGGCTCGCGGCGTTTCCCGCGCCCTCATCGAACTGAAGCGCGACATGGAATCCGCCTTCTGCTCTGACAACGACAGTCAGGAACAGAGCGGCACCAGCCCCTACAAAACTCGCGGTCTCGGCAAATGGATCGCGGCTTCTGGTGGTCAATCCGACCTCCCGGTTCCGGCCTCCTTTGCCACACCGTCCGCTTCGATCAACACGACGGGCACCTCCTCTCTCACCGAGAGCGATGTCGCCGCCGTGCTTCAGAGCGTTTACGAGCAGACCGGCACCATCGACACGATGGATCTGGTTTGCGGCCCGAACCTCAAGAAGCGCTTCGCTGAGTTCACCCGCTACTCCAGCGGCAGCAACACTGCACTGAGCACCCGCCAGTATACCGCCTCGCTCAATGACCGCACGGTCATCAGCACGGTGGACACCTACATCGGCGACTTCGGCACAATTAATTTGGTGCCGACCTTGTTCAATGCGAAGGACGCAGCCGCTGCCGTTCAGTCGGCCCGTGGCTACCTCCTCAACATGGACATGTTGGAGTCCCGTTACGGCCGTCGCCCCCGCTTCCAAGAATTGGAAGACCAAGGTGGCGGTCCCCGTGGCCTCGTCGATGCCATCGCCGCGTTGGTGTGCTGGAACCCCAAGGGTCTCGGCAAGTTCTCCGCGACTTCCTAGTAGCAACCTCAATTAAGGAATAACAAAACTATGAAGCTATACGAACTGCCCGCCGAAACTAAAGCCGCCACCGGCTTTACCCACAAGGCGATCATCGACCACACGGACCTCACGCAAGCGACCGACAACACGGCGCAAGACGTGAAGATCCTCACCGTCCCGGCTAAAAGCGTTGTCACTCGCGTGGCGATGCACCTGACGACTCCGTTCCAAAAGACCGGAACGTCGGCCTACAACACGAACGCGCTCATCATCGGTGACAGCGGCGACACGGATCGCTGGCTGACTTCCACCGAGCTGAACGTGAACGGCACCGAGATTCTGGCCAAAGTCCAGCCCTCGACCGTCCCAGCCGCCTACGTCACGGCCACGGACATCAACGCGAACTTCGCGTCGATGGCCAGCTATGACCTCGCGGAGTTGGATGCCGGCGAAGTTGAAGTCTTCTTCAGCCTCGTCTCGCTCGCGGAATACTAAGCCGTCTTAACACTCTGTCGTCCGCTCAAAAGGCGGACGGCAGCAGTTAGGATGTCAGACAATCTATGGTCAGAACTTGTCCTCGATCTCGGGGATGAGATGGCCGACGCGGTCAAGCAAGAGCTGATTGCCGGTTGGAACGCCGACGCTGTTCTCGCCGCCACTCGCCAACGCCAGATCGCCGAAGCCAGTGCGCGCATAGAGCAATGCGCCATCGAAGGCATCGGCCAGAAGGACATGAGCATAGACGCTGACGCTTATTGGTCTTGGGAAGCAGCGGAGCCGGGATGCTGGAAGGACAAATCTTTCAGGGACTGGTTCAAGAAAAAGAACCCCGAGACTGTTGTGCCTTATACCCCCCGCAAAACCACTGTCCTCATCTAATGATTAAAGCACCCAAGCCAGAGGACATCACGGCGATGCTCTACGAGATCGACCAAGCGGACGCCGATGGCAGCCAATATGTTCAGCGCAAACTGCGCAACTGGAACACGCGATTCTGCATCTGGCCGGGGCAAAGCGAGGACGGACGCAAATGGTCTGGCGCCCAAGGCAAGCAGCCGTGGCCATGGTCAGGGGCATCCGATGTTCGCGTTCGTCTTGCCGACAATATCATTTCGGACAACACGGCCCTCCTTTGCAACGCCTTCTTCAAGAGCCGTGTGCAAGTCCAGCCGGTTGAGTCCATGGATGCGGACAAACGAGCCGCCGCCGAAGCCGTGATGAAGTGGCTTATGTTCCAGCACTGTCTGGACGATCTTCGCCGCGAAGTAAAACTCGCCGCCCAATTCCGCGAGACCTACGGGCTGGCGGTTATGGCCGTGGACTGGGTGCAGAACACCCGCACCGAGATCAAGTCTTTCAGCATGGAAGACGCGCAGATGATGTTGGAGCAGTCGCAAGACCCCAACCTCGCCGCCCTTCTGGAAGTGGTCATGGACCCGCTGCAAGAGGAGACCGCCGCCGAACTCTTGGGGCAGATCATCCCTGAGTTGGGCAAGGTTTCCAAGGTCCGCGAGTTCCGCGACAAGGGCCTTGTCCAGTGGGAGGAGCCTTATGTCTTTGAAAGCAAGCCGGTGTGGACCGCGCTTGAAGCATGGGAGGATGTCATCTTCCCCATTCAGACCTTCAGCCTTCAGCGCGCCGCGTTCGTTGCCCGCAGAGAATTGCTCACTGAGGTGGAGTTGCGCGAGCGCGGCGCAGTCGAGGGCTGGGACGAGGAATGGATCGAGGCCGCCTCGCAGCACAAGGGCCAGCTCAAACGCATCTCGCTCAACATCCACCGCACCGATCAGTTCCTCTACGAGCAACTGCGCGACATGTGCGAAATATGGCATGTCTACCGCAAGGAGAACGACCCCAAGACCAACGCCATCCGCGTCACCCGCTCCGTGGTTAGCTACCATGTCACCGACAAGGTCGCCGTGCATGAGCTGCTGCCCTACGCGCACGGGCAATATCCATTCATCGAACTCCCCCGCGAGCGCGCTACCCGCCCTCTGCTAGAGAGCCGTGGCATCCCCGAGCTGGTGCAGACTGCGCAGGAAGAAATCAAAATCCAGCGCGACTTCCGCTCCGACCGCGCCAGCATCAGCATCCTCCCGCCCGTCAAGGTGCCGGCCAACCGGGGCAAGTTTGATCTAGTCCTCGGCCCCGGTATGCAGATCCCCGAACGCCGCCCCGGCGAGATCGAGTGGATGAATCCCCCTCGCCCCGACATGGGCAGCATCGAAGTGGAAGCCGCCACCCGTGCGGACGTGGACAATTACTTTGGGCGCATCAGCGATGCCGTCCCGCAGCAGCGCTACATGCTCCACACGCAGGAGCTAATCGACTCTTGGCTCATAGATATGAAGCTCTGCATCGCGCAGACCATGGCGCTGGCGCAGCAGTATATGACTCCCGAGGAGGTCGCGCGCATCACCGGCAATGCCCAGTTGGCATTCAACGCATCGCCCCAAGACATCCGGGGCCGCTTCGACATTACCGCTGAGTTTGACGCGCGCCTCCTCGACAACGAAGCCCTCGGCGCAAAGCTCGACTACCTCGCCAAAGTGCTCGTCCCTCTCGACAGCTTTGGAGTCATCGACCGTGCCGGCTTGGTCAAATACATGTTCCAAGCCGTTGACCCGAATCTCGCTGGCCTCTTGGTGCAAGAAATCGGCGCCGCCACCCAAGCCGAGATCGAAGACGAACAAACCGCCTTCGCCAAGATCGCCGCCGGCACCGAACCCCCGCTCAAGGAGGGCGGACAAAACGCGCAGGTAAGGCTGCAAACCTTGCAGCAAATCATTCAGTCCAACCCCGCCGTCCAGCAGCGCTACGCCCAAGACGAAATCTTCCGCAGCATGATCGACGCGAGAGCACAAGCCTTCCAGTTCCAGTTGCAACAGCAACAAAACGCCGTCATCGGCCGCACCGGCGCCCAGCCCGCGCTGCAAAAGATGGCGCAGGAACAGCAACTCGGCATGACCGCCCAACCCGCCGCCTAATTATAGCGAAGTTAGAGAGTTTAGCCCATGCATCCCAACGTCTCAGTCAGAAACATCGCCGGTCTAAACATCCCGCAGCACAACGCGGTTGAGCTGAATTACGTCTCCACGACAAACAATCTTTCCACGGTGGTCTACAAAGAAGGCAGCCAGACAGTCGCCACGCTCACCTTCACCTATGTCGGCGGCACGCCGTCCAGCGATGACGCAAAGATCGCCACCGTCACCCGCTCTTAAATCTCCAATTTCTAATCTCAAATGCCTTGGACGTTTAACCCATTCAGCGGCACGTTCGATCAAAAAGGATCGGGCGGCGGCGGCGGTGCGTCCTATATCGACGGCGAGGTGCAAAACTTCAGCGCATTGCCCACCGCCAACCCGCCAGCCGTAGACAGCGCCTACCTCGTCCGCGAACCCGAAGGCACTTGGCTCATCAACCGCAAGCCCGCTGGCATCTACATTCGCGTTGCCACCACCGGAACACGCGCAACTGACTGGACCTACGCGGGCATTCTGCCGGATGTCTTCAACGACGCCAACTTCCTCCTCTACGACAACGGCGACAGCTCCAAAAATTTAGCCTTCCAACTCTCCGGCATCACCACCGGCACCACCCGCACGCTCACGGCCGCCGACCGCTCTGGCGTCAACGTGGTCAGCGACACCGGCGCAGGCAGCGGCAGCGACGTGGTCAACAACATCGTTTCGCTCACCCAAGCCGAATACGCCGCCATCGTAACGCCCGACGCGGCCACGCTCTTCCTCATCACCGACCCGTAAGCCATGGCCCTCCTGCAAAAAGCCTATCTCGGTGCCACGCCGCTCTTTCGCAACGTCGATTGGTTTGAGGCGGCTTATACCCTCGTCAATTCCAGCGCCGAAGTATCGCTCACCGCCAACACTTCCGCGCACACCAAGGGTTCGTATTCCGAGCTTATCGCCTCCACTTCCGCCAATGCGGGACTGTTGGTGCTGATGGTGCAAGACATCAGCGCCGCGTCCACCAACACCGCTACGCTCATCGACATCGCCACGGGAGCCAGCGGTTCAGAAACCGACATTATTGGCAACCTCGCCGTGGGTGGCGCTGTGACCACCACTGGCCCAACAGGCGTTGCCGTTTCTGTTCCGCTAAAAATCCCCAGCGGCACGCGCATCTCGGCCCGCATTCAGTCTGTCGTCACGGGCGGCAAAACGGCAACCGCACAAGTCTTCCTCTTTGATGTGGGCGGCGATTACGCCACGGCACCGACCAGCGTGGATGTCATCGGCGGCAACACGGCCAACAGCCAAGGCATCAGTTTCAGCGGAGCCAGCGGAACATGGGTGCAAGCAACGGCATCAACATCACAAGCCTACCGCGCAGTGGCTATCGTGCCGTCCACGCACAACATCAACATTGCAAGCATTTCACCACAACTGGAGATTGGCGTTGGCGGGGCGGGCAGCGAACAAGTGTTTGGCTTAACTGTTGCCTCTTATCTCAACAACGAAGTTGTGCAGTCCTCGCCTCCGTATCTGTCGCTTTTTGGCCGCAACATCCCCAGCGGTTCACGCCTCGCCGTGAGGCACAACATCGCCGCCAACCCCGACCGCTACGGCTTCACCCTCATCGGCATCCCCTAAGTCATGCAAAACTGGCACCTCCTTTATAACACCACGACAGGCGCAAGCGTCAGCATCGGCACCGTCATCGCCGATCCGTTGCCGGAAGGCATCACCGCGCTCCCGCTCACCGACGCCGAAGGCGAGGGGATGCAAAACGGCAACCTTATGTGGGATGCCGCCAGCCGCAGTCTCATCCCCACGCCGCCGCCCGCCGTCACCGCCGAAGAACACCTCCGCAGTGTCGGCCTCGCAGGGGACCGCCAGCCCACACTTTTGTATCTGCGCCAGTCCCTCACCGCCGCAGGCAAAACCTGCGCCGAGCTGGACTCCGTCGAAGCCTACTTGCAGCAGATCCTCGCCATGTTCGCCGCCAATCCGGCGCCTCGTAACGATTGGCCGAATCCCAGTGTCACTTTTGAAGCCGCCGTCCAGTCGGCCATGAACGCACTCAACAGCTAATGCGCACCGTCACTCTACAATCCATCCTCCTCCGCGCATGGCAACGTGTCGGCAACGACGCCAGCACCATCGACGCAATCCCATCCGGCGCAAGAACCATGATGACCGCCGCCGCCAACGAACGCATCGCGGATTGCTGGGAGTGGGCAGACTGGCCTGAGCTTATGCGCGTCGAAGAACGCACCGTCGAGGGCGACGAGACCAACGGCTACTTCATTCCCTACGAACAATCCGGCCAGACCGCCATGGGCGAAGTCTTCGCCGTCCTCCGCGACAACCCTTCAACCCACGTTGCACCCCGCCAGATTGGCTACACGCTCCTCGGCGACAACGTGCGCTTCCCGCAAAGCACCGACCTGCCAACCACCGTCTGGGTCAACTACCGCATCCGCCCGACCGAATACAGCGCCAGCAACCTCTCCGCGACAGTGCCCGCCGTCATCGCAAAAGCAGTCGGCTACCTGCTCACCTCCGATCTGCAAACCGAAGACGGCCAGCTCGACAAGGCACTCGCCATGGAACAGATGGCCGAGTCCGAGCTGATCTCCCAGCGCGACAAATACTATTTCCAGCAAGGGCAGCCGTCCATGTGGACCGCCCGCGTCAACCAATACTAAAAACCTATGCACCCTAACGTCTCCCTCACAAACTTCCGCACCAAGATCGTGCGGTTCACGCCAGTCGTAGACACCAGCGCCTATGCCGCCGGTGATGTCCTATTCGACACCACTGCCGTCACACTGAGCAGCAACGCCGCAGCCGCCGCCCGCGGCACCATCCTCACGGCCAGCATCATTGACTGCGACGACGAATCCTCGCAGACCATCACGCTCTACTTCCTGCGCAGCAACGTCAGCCTCGGCACGGTCAACGCGGCGCCAAACATCTCCGACGACAACGCCGCCGAAATCCTCGGCACCTGCACCGTCACCACCGGCACCGACTTGGGCGGCTGCAAATATGGTGAGACGAGCGGACTCGTCCTGCCCTTCGAGCTGCCCGCGCAGAACCTCTTCGTCGCCGCCACCACCGGCGGCACACCGACCTTCACCGCCGCCAGCGACATCCGCGTGCGCCTCAGCCTCCAGCTCGAAAGCCCGCTCTAAGACACCATGCCGCTGCCATTTTCCAGACGCGCCACGCAAACGGCGCCGAGCTTCAGCCGCGACTTCGCCGGACTGAAGACGCTGGATCATGGTGTCGGCCCCGCGATCACCTTCACAAGAGCCAGCAACGCCACCTTCTTCGACGCGAGCGGCACCCTGCAAACCGCCGCCAACGACACGCCACGCTTCGACCACGACCCCGCGACCGCCGGAAATCCGTCACGCGGGCTTCTCATCGAGGAGGCGCGGACGAATCTGCTTATTCGCAGCGCAGAGTTTACTGACGCAACTTGGACAAAAACCAACGTCACGGCTACGGACGGCCAATCAGCCCCAGACGGCACGACCAACGCTGATGCCATTTTGGAAACCGTGGACAGCGGGCTGCATTTCACGCAACAGACAGTTACAGTTGCTACAACCGCAACGCACACTTATTCCGTATTTCTTAAAGCTAACGGCAGAAATTTTGCGTCAGTGTTTGTTAGAGAAAACGTAAACAGTGGGGCTACTTATGTTAGTGCCACCGTTGATCTTTCAAATGGAACCGTTTCCGGCGCAACGGTTGGAACAGCTTCAATCCAAAGTATAGGCAACGGATGGTATCGAGTAAGTCTTTCCGCAAGCATTGATAGCGGCACAAGGTATGCTCAAGTCCGAATACGCGAAGACGCCAGCACAACGTCTTACGCAGGCGACATCACCAAAGGCATCCTCGCATGGGGCGCCCAATTAGAAGAAGGCGCCTTCCCCACCAGCTACATCCCGACGACCACCGCCGCCGCCACCCGCGCCACGGATGTCGCCGACATCACCTCAATTTCGTCTTTCTACAACCAAGTTGAAGGCACGCTATTTGCTGAAGGCGTGATCCGCAAAAACACGGACGGAACGCCGTTGCTTTTCGACGACACAACGCAAGACGAGGTTGTCAGAATTTCTGTCTTGAGCACCGGAATACCATCTCTTGTGGTTGTGGACGGCGGTGTATCTCAAGCGGCCATTGGCATCGGCTCTGCGATTACTGCGCCATTCACCTATAAAATGGCAGGGGCAATTAAGGAGAACGATTTTCAAGCGGCGCTGAACGGGGCGCTCGGAACCGCCGACACCAGCGGCACCATGCCCACGCTAACACGTCTTCGCCTTGGCAGAAGGCTTGCCGCAACCGGCGTCTACAACGGCCACATCCGCAAAGTCGCCTACTACCCCCGCCGCTTGAGCAACAGTTTGCTCCAACAACTCACGACGTAACATGCAAGACTACCTTTATAAGTTCCCCGACGAAGCCACGGCCCAAACCGCGCTGGCCGATTACTTCTCTGCCGAAACCGGATGGCAAACCAGCGGAGAAGGCTATGCGCTTGATCCGGTGGGTGTGCTGGTGGACACCGACATGACCGACCCCGAAAATCCGGTCAGCACGCTACTCAACGGCTGGCACCTCAACCTGCGCGTGACCGACGAACGGCCAGATCCGGCACCGACCTACGGCGTGACGCCGACCCAGCAACGGAGGGTGTGGCTGTGAGCATCACGCACTTCCATCACCATTTCACAACGACGGAAAAAGGCGTCATCGGCACGGCCACATCTATTGGCTCCTCGGTGTTTTCTATGCTGCCCCACCTTGAAACAACCCTGCGTGTTGCAGGTCTTTGCATCGGTATTTTGGTCGGCTTGGCGACTCTTGTGAGCGTCCTGCACGACATTCAAAAGAAACGGAAGGAACTGAAATAATATGAGAAACTGGAAAACGAACCTGCTCGGAGCACTCACCATCATCGCCAGCTTGTCCACGGCCGGACGCGAATTTCTGGCCAGCGGCACAATCCCTGACCTCGGCCTGATCTCCGCGAGCCTGCTCGCCGGTTGGGGGCTAATTGTAGCGAAGGATTCGACCGCCCGCCTCTGACTCCATGAGCCACGCCCGCGCCACAAAACTCATTGCAGCTGCGATCCTCGCCGCGAGCTGGGCTGCTCTTGCGGCTGGCTGCGTCACGGTCGGCTATGACTTCGTGCGGCAGCAAGCCACCGTCACCGTCAACCCGCCGCCCAAAGGCCACGCGAAGTAAGCGCATGTGGAAGTGGATCAAGAGACTATTTGGAAAGCCGTCCGCGACTGGCCCAGCGCCAGCCTCGCCGAGCTTGCCATCCGTATCCACAACCAGCTCCACACCCGCAGCCAGCAAAGCCTACGACGAGCGCCGTCTCAACACCCCGAACAAAAGCGGCCGCCCCATCACGCCGACCATGATCGTCCTGCACCATACGAGCGGCAGCTATAACGGCTCCGTCTCTTGGTGCATGAACCCAGCCAGCAAAGTGAGTTACCACGTCATCATCGCCCGCAACGGCAACCGCACCGTCCTCGCCGACGACACGGCTCGCTGCTGGCATGCAGGCATCAGCTCATGGCAAGGCGTCCCAGACTGCAACAGCTACAGCCTCGGCGTGGCGTGGGACGGAAACACCTACGAAGACCCGCTCGGTGAAGCAGCGATGGACAGCGCCATCCAATACATCGTGCCCCGCATGAAGCGCTGGCACATCCCGATGAGCCGCATCGTGACTCACCAACAAATCGCCCCCAATCGCAAAAACGACATCTCTCCCGCCGACGCGGCGCGGTTCAAAAGCAGACTCAAGGCAGCGCTTAACTAATGGCATTAGAATCTCCAGTGCAGAGAGATGGCGACAACGGCTTCATCGGCTTCGCTTCTCGCTTGAACCCGCTGACGCTTCCCGCAGGCATGCTGCAAGACAGCGTCAACATGCGCCTCGATCGCGGAGTTGCTCAAACTCGCAAAGGATCAAAGCGCCTCACCGACACCATCGGCACTACCGGCGCTCCGCTCACTCTCGACTTCACCCTTGGCACCGACAGGACTGTCACCTCGATCACCCGCGCCTCAACCACGGCCACCGTCACCGCCACCGCCCACGGATTCACGACCGGCGACCAAGTGAACATCCGTGGCGCCGCCGAGACCGACTACAACGGCGACTTCATCGTCACCGTGACGGACGCCAATACTTTCACCTACACCGTCAGCGGCAGCCCCGCGACACCGGCCACCGGCACTATCATCGCCAACAACGGCCCAGAAGTGCGCGACAGCTACGAGGGCGGACTCTACGCGGCCGGTGTCTTCGCCAGCCAGAACTACGACAACGCCAACGAATACATTGTGCTGGCAGGCAGCGATACGGCAACGCTCTACCGGCAGGGCCAGTCGCCGGTGCTCAAAACCTACCCGACCAGCCCCGCCGAAAAGATTGAAGGCACCGACACCATCTCGGTGGTGCAGGCATTCGACCGCCTCTACATCCTCCGCGAAGCCGACCGCAGCGTCACCGGCTGGGAGCAAAAGCTCACGACCGCTTCCGGCATAACGGTCAGCACCACCACGGCCACCATTAACGTCACCGCCCACGGCTACCCCGAAGGCGCCCGCGTTCGCATTGAAGGCAGCACGACACCCGCGTTCGACGGCCACGAATACGACATCACCTCGGTTGCAGCCGACTCCTTCACGATCACCGTTCCAAGCGGCACCGCAACCCACGCTGCCGCAGGCATCAAGGTGCGGCGCGTAAAGCCCCCGATCTACTGGGATGGCGGCGCTGGCAACTTCGTCCGCGCCACCGCAGGTGTGCCAAGCGAAGGCGTCACCTACACCCGCATGCCATCGGTCGGCTGGGCGAGTTACCATAACAATCGCATGTGGATAGCGAAGGAGCGCAACACGGTTGGCATCAGCGACGTTCTGGACTCCGACATCTACGATCCGTTCTGGAACAGTTTCCGCGCAGGTGCGGGCGGCGATGACCGCATTGTCGCAGTCCATCCATGGGTTGAGGGCCAAGCCCTCGTCTTCTGCCGCAAATCCATCTGGCTCGCCACCCTCGGCCAAGTGTCGTCCACAGATGGCAGCGCCTTCTCGGTGGACACTCCGGTGTCACAACTCACGATGCTCACAAACGAGATCGGATGCAGCGCGCGCAACACGATTGTCACCGCAGGCTCGTTCGTCTTCTTCCTTAGTGATGCCGGAATTTACCGCCTCGACAGCAGGCTTGACTTGAAACTTCGCGGCGACACCAAGCCTCTCTCCGAACCCATCGCCGACCTGTTTAGCCAAGTGGTGCAGTCCCGCGTGGAGAAGTCCGCATTCGGCGTATGGCACGCCAACCGCTACCTCATTGCGCTCCCAACCAGTGCCGAGCCGCTTGACGGCAACCAGCTCGTCATTGCGTGGAACGCCCTGACAGACACATGGGAATACCGCGACACTTATCCGTCCAGCGCCTCGGTCAACCAGATCCTCGTTGCCACCCACAGCAACAACCGTCGCGTTTTCAGCATCCCGCGCGCGGGCAACCTTTACCTTTTGGAAGAAGTCACCGCCGCCACCGACGACAATGCCGTCAACGGCGGCACCAGCCCAGTGGTCGGCAGTATCAAGACCCGCCGCTACGACTTTGGCGACATGCACAGCAAGCGGTTCCTCCGCACCATCGCCGATGTCGTCATTCCGGCGGGCGCCAGCGTCACTACCAAGATCAGCACTATCAACCCTGACACCGAAACAACGGTCGGCACTCTAACCAATAGCGCAACCAGCGCCGAGGACTACAACATGAAGACGCCAGTGCGCTACAAAGCGCACAGCGCCGAAGTCATTTACGAAACATCAAACGGCCGACCGGAGATCCGCTCGGCATCCATCGAGGCATCGCCCAAATCGTTGCCTCCGACCGAAACCAGAAACGCAGCTTAACCTATGGCATCATTCGACTACACATTCACGTCCGGCGACACCGTCACACCGACCAAACTCAACGCGGCTCGCAACGTAAAGGACATCGTCAACGCTGACATCAAGAGCGATGCGGCCATCGCTGGAACAAAGATTGCTCCCAACTTTGGAACGCAGGCGCTTACGGCCGGTGCTGGTAGCGTTATCACTGGCAATACTTCAACGGACGCGCTGCGGATCACTCAAGAGGGCGCTGGCAATGCGCTAGTTGTCGAAGACTCGGCGAATCCAGACTCAACGCCGTTGGTGGTCAACAGTTCTGGTCAGATCATCTCTGGAGCAACTACGGCGATTACTCCCGATTCTGGACTTCAAATAACGTCCGACTCTAATACAGCCCCAAACGCCAACATATTTGTGCGCCGGTGCAATGACACTGCAAATGCGGCAGTTGCAATAAGTCGCAGTCGCGGAACCGCTGCATCAAGGGGCGCGGTAGCTGGCACAGACAGCTTGGGAGTGTTTCAATTTTTTGGATACGACGGATCTTCAGACATACTTGGAGCGCGAATCCTTTCGCAAACAGACGGATCGGTTACAACTGACTGCGTTCCGGCTGTCATAAGGATTGACACAAGGCCAGAGGGCCATACAGGAAACCCTATTGAACGCATGCGCATCACCAGCGCAGGCAACGTTGGTATTAACACGTCAACACCGACCGCAAGACTTACAGTCGCCCACAACGACACCACGGACGCCGTGCGCATCACTCAAGAGGGCAGCGGGAACGCGCTGGTAGTTGAAGATTCGGCGAACCCTGATTCGACACCCTTGGTGGTCAATAGTTCTGGTCAGATTATTTCTGGAGCCACAACTGCATTTAATGCTAACGCCGGACTTCAACTAACGGCGGACTCATCTACGGCCCCGAATAGTGCGATTGTTCTTCGCAGGTGCACAGACGATAGCGGAACAACCTCGCTAAACTTTTTGAAGACAAGAGGAACGTCATCTGCATTAAGTGCGGCCCAATCGAACGATGCCGTTGGGACTGTTGCATTTGCAGCTTACGACGGAACGAACAATGGAGCGTGTGCAAACATTATTGCCGAGGTTGACGGACCTGTGTCTACAGGTGCAACGCCGGGGCGCTTGCGCATTTCCACAACTGCTGCCGGATCAAATGTGGCGACCGAACGCATGCGCATCACCAGCGCGGGCAACGTCGGCATCAACAACAACGACCCTACCGAACGCCTAGAAGTCAGCGGCACCGTCAAAGCCACAGCATTCAGCGGGCCGCTCACTGGCAACGTCACAGGCAACGTGACTGGCAACGTCACTGGCGACCTCACCGGCACCGCCAGCGCCATCGCGGACGGCAGTGTTAGCACGGCGAAGATTGTGGATGCGAACGTGACCAACGCCAAGCTCGCCAGCGACATTGACGCCAGCAAGCTCACGACCGGCACGCTGCCGATTGCGCGGATTGCGGATGCGGCCGTGACTCCGACGAAGCTCTCGCAACCGCTCACGCTCGCCACCGCGCAAGCCACCACCAGCGGCACCAGCATCGACTTCACCGGCATTCCGTCATGGGTGAAGCGGATTACGGTAATGTTTAATGCGGTTTCAACAAATGGCAGCAGCAATTATCTTATTAGAATAGGGGCGGGATCTTATGAATCTTCCGGCTACTCCAGCACGATATGGACTCCGTCAAGCAGCACTCAATCCACCGCAGGGTTCATTGCATTTTCCCCCGTTGGCGCAGCCAACAATGCGGTCGGCATTGTTCAGCTATCATTGCTGGGCAGCAATGTGTGGGTCGAGTCTGGCGCTTTAGCTTTTGGCAACACCAATTCGACAGGATGGACTTCGGCGGGGCAACACTCTGGGCTTTCTGGATCGCTCGACCGCATCCGCCTAACCACCGTCAACGGCACCGACACCTTCGACGCCGGAACAATCAACATTGCCTACGAAGGATGACCCCATGGCAAAAAGCAAAACACTGGTGGGACAACCACTCAACGCAAGATTTCTGGGAGGTTGTCGGCGAGCATCTGAGCAGCGGCTTAGTCCACGCCACGCCGGAAGTCTTTCTGCTGGCCAGCGAGTTGCGGTGGAGCGCGGAGGAAGAACGCTTTGAAGACGGCGAGCCGAATTGTTGGTTCGTCACTCTGGCTGCTACTGTTGGCCGCGCAAACCCTGTTAGGGAGTTTATGCGCGTTGCGACTAGGCCGCAGCAATACGCGGCATGGTGCCGACGTGGGAGCTTTGAGCCGCGAGTCTACGATTGGGACAAACTAATTAGCAAAACAGGAGGATAATACTATGGGAGGAAGATCATCATCACCAGCGCCGCAACCAGTGCCCGCCGCACCGGCGCCGATTGACTACGATGCAATGGCCAATGCCAGTATCCGAGTGGCCCGCGCCCAAAGCGCAGAGGAAGAGGCGGCGATCAAACGGCTGTATCCCGAATACATCCGCATGCAGTTCGGCACCGCCGACCAGCTCTCGCGCAACCTCGACAACCAATACTCCCAGTTTGCCCGCCAGACCATCCTCGATGAGATGGGCCGCGACATGGGGCCGAGCGCGCTGGAGAACCAGATGCGCGCCCTTGGCGCCAGCGCCATGTCCTACCGGCCGGATCAAATCTCCGCGCCGACCAACATCCGCAACGTGCGCGCCAATCTGGCCAACGCTGCGCAGATGGGTCCGGTGCGTGACGTTCGCGGAGTAAATGCACAGCGAGTCGCCGATGTGCGCGCCCGCGAAGTCGGCGCCGGTGCCCTCGGCCAGTCGCTAGTCGGCGAGGCCATGAATCGTGTGGCCAGCGGCGGACGGCTCTCTGCCGAGGCCAGCCGCGATGCCGTGCAGTCGGCCCGCGCCGGTATGGCCGCTCGCGGCATGGCAACCGGAAGCGCCGGTCTCGCCGCCGAGCTGCTGAACCGCGACCGCTACTCCCGCCAGCGCAATATGGAGGACTTGTCCTTCGCGCAAAACGTGCAGAACGCCGACATTCAGCGCCAGATGGCAGGAGCGGAGATGGCACTGCAAGCCGACCGAGGCAACCAAGCGCTCGCCGGTCAGATGTCCCTCGCCGATCAAGCGGCGATGATGGATGCGCAGCGGCTCAACCAAGCGAGCGACCTGACGCGCGGCCAGACGGACGCACAGTTCGCCCAGCAGACCGCCCTCGCCAACCAAGCGGCACTCATGGATGCGCAGCGCCTCAACCAAGTGCGCGACACGACGCTCGGTCAGTTCCTGCTCAACGCCCAGATGGCGAACCAAGAGGCGAACATGAATCAGGTGAATAACAACCGTGGATTCCTGTCGAGTGTCGCCCAGCAGGCGCTGGCCAATGACCAGATGCGCTCACAGCGCCGCCTTGGTCTCGGCACGCTCTATGGCGACATGGACCCTTATCGGCAGGCGCTGGGACCGGCGTTCAATCTAGGCGGGTCAACGCTTAACAACACGACATCCCAGATCAGAGACATCTATGGAGGATCACTCGACCAAATGGGCAAGGTGATGACATTCAACACCAACATGGCGGCGAGCAACCGCAACGCCATCCTTAACAGTAACGCCGCGATGCAAGCGGCGGCGATGCAGTCAGGGGCCATGGGGCAGTCGGGCATGATGGGCATGCTTGGCGGCATCGGTGGCGGCGCGCTCACCGGAGTCGGGTTGGCGCTCTAATATGGAAAAACTTGTCGCAGACACTTGCCGCAAGGCGGAGCGCTGGCTCAACGAGTTCAGCGCCCCGTGCGTGCTATGGAGCGGCGGCAAGGACAGCAACGCCATGCTGCACATTCTGCTGCACAAGGTCGGCGTGAAGCTGCCATGCGTGCAATACCGCGACCCTTGGTTCCGTGACCGCTATGAACTGGCTGACGCACTGACCCGCGCATGGGATCTCGACGTGCATGATTACCCTCCCAGCCGAGTCGCCCTGACTGACGGGACATCGCCGGACGGCAAGCATCAGATCGACTTCTTAAAGTATCAGCAATGGGGACCGCAGACGGCGCTCATCATATCAATAGGCTCGCAGCCTCCGGTTGATGGCAAGCCATGGCGCTGCGGTCTGGACGCCTTGCAACGTCCTCTGGGCGCCTTTGCTTGGCCTTGGGACGCCTGCTTCCATGGCCAGAAGTCGGCCGACGTTGACCCGATCAAGGGGTTGCTCCCCCTGTCTGTTGACGCTCAACGCATCGCTGACGCACCAACGCAGCTCTACCTCATGCGGGACTGGAGCGATGAGGATGTCTGGCGATACCTAGAGGCAGAGGGCATCCCGAATGATGAGACACGCTACGGCCGGGACAACACCGGATCTTGGAGCCACCTCGCCGACAAGTCGCGCAACGCCGACTACCCGCACGTCTGCACACGCTGCATCAGTCGTGCCGAGACAAACACGGTCTGGTGCCCCAAACTGAACGCGCAAGTCAACAATATCTCGGCGCATCTTCCCTACGAAGATCACGCCAACTCAGCGCAGGGCTTTGAGCATCGTTCTCAGAACGTGTCCGGCCGGCCAATAACACGAATCATCGACGGCCGCGTAGCGGCTTAACAACGAAGGAGAACAAAACTATGTTTGCATACAGTCCAACAGTCAACGACCGCAGCGGAGAGATCACCGCCGCCGGCCAGATCGCATCAGCCAACACGCAGGCCAATATGTATAACCAGCTTGGCAACAATATCGGCGGGGCCTTGGCGTCCCTCGGCGGGATGTATGGCAAATACAAGGACAAGAAGGACATGCTCAAGGGCATGGACTCTGCGGTCGGGGCCATGGCCGATGCCGGGGCGCTGCCCAAGGGGTTCCTTAACCAATACAATCGGCTCGATGACGCCACTCGGCCCTTCATTTTCCAAGCGATAGCATCGCCGATGTTCCAGTCTTACAACGCCGGACAGTCTGCCGCCGCGCAAGCGCAGGCGTGGGATAAATACAAGAAGACGTGGGGCGGTGCGGCCGGTGGCCAGCCCGATGGGTTTACCTACTAACGATTATGTCTCAGCCAACAAACGCACCAACCAACGCGCCTTCAGCTCCTGCTGGAGCCATGGACTTGCGAACCTTTGGGCGCATGTTCCTTGGGCGCCAGCCGGGATACAAGCCGTCTCCAGAAGAATTTGAGGCCGATAAAAAGGCTTACGAATACTACATCAAGAAAAGCATAGACAACCGCTTTGACCCCGAGATTCTGAACACGCAACAAGGCATGTATGCCCGCTATGACGGGACCAATGCTGTCGCCATCGCCCCAATAATCACCAACGCACAGGGGCAAGTGGTGAGAGGTGAACCGTTGCGAGGCTATGCGGCAGACCCTTACGCGGCTGAAGCCGGTGCCCCTGCCCCGCTCGCCGGTGGCGGAATGGCGACGACCAATGCGCCGACTGCGGCACCCACCCCGCAACCCGCTCCGACTCCGTCATACACCATGACTCAGGCAGAGGCTTCGCAACGCTTTGGAACTAACATGCCCGTTGGCACGCACCGCGTCCCTAAACTTGGCGGGGTTCTTGTAATCACTCCTTAATGGCAACACTTGATGACATCACGCTGGGGGATATTGAGCTAGATCCCTTGGCGGGGTTGACGCTGGACGATATTGAAATCCAGCCAGCCGAGGGCAGCGGCTTTTGGCGTCAGGCGGCAGACCTTCCCGTCAGCGCGGCAGGTGGCGTCATCACAGGTCTCAAGGGCATGACCGATCTGTTCGGGGCAAACAACCCTGTGTCGCAGGAGTTGGCCAGCTACCAAGAGTTCTACCGCCAATCCCTTTCGCCCGAAGCCCAAGCCGACCAGCAAGAAGTCGCGCGCATCATGCAGGAAGCGCAGGACAAGGGCGTGTGGGAGCAAGTCAAGGCCGGTGCGCGGGCCTTCGCCGTTGCCCCTCTGGATACTGCCGCCCAATCGCTCGGCACCATGGCTCCCATTGTGGCGACAGGCGTTGCCGGCAGAGCGCTCGGTCTTGGCGCCAAAGGCGTGCAGGCGGTGCAAGCTGGCGCTGGCGCCGGAATGAACACGGGTATCGTCAAGGACAGCATCTACCAAGACACCAAGAATTTCCTATTGCAGTCCGGCAAGAGTGAGGAAGAGGCCGACCGTGTGGCGCTGGAGGCCCAGAGCTACGGCGGGCAGAACATCGACCAGCTCCTCCTTGCCGCTGGCCTTGGCGCGGCGGACGCTTTGTTCGGCGCCGAGAAGATCCTTGGCAACGCCATCAGCAAGTCCGGTGGCCGTGTCACGGGTGGCGTGATCGCCGCAGCCGCAAAAACGGGCGTGTCCGAGGCCATCCCCGAAGCCGCCCAAGGCGGACAGGAAGCCATGGCTCCCAACATTGCCTTGCAGCGTGAAGGCTATGCCGTCCCGACCATGCGTGGGGTGGCTTCATCGGCGACGATGGAGGGCTTGGCTGGATTCATGGCGGGCGCCCCGGTTGGTGCGGCGGAAGGTATGGCAGCTCCTCGCGTTGAGGGCGCCAATGCGCCGACAATGAGTGTCGGGCCGGACGCATCCCCCTTCACTCCCCCACCCGCCGCCGAGACGGTGGTAGTGGAAGAAGTCTTTGGCGATGCGACCACGGCTGCCGCGCCGGACGCCGAACCCGCCATCAACCCCGAGGACTTTGAGGTTGTCGAGATGCCGGGGGAGACGATTGTGACGGAGCCGCCGGCTGCGCCAGCATTTCAGCTTGACCTTGCCGATGACACGGCGACCGCGCCCGACGTGGACGCAGAAGCGGATGTGTTTTCTGGGGTTCCGCAGCAGCAGGCGCCGGCCGTGGCACAAGAACCGCAACCGGTGACGCAGCCAGCGGCAGACGAAGCCCCCACGGGTGGCGTTGACTATTACAAAATGCTCGGGGCGCAAGACGCGGTAGACCCTGCGCGCAAAAGAAAACGCTCGGTCCCGCATAATTTTAAGCTCGCATACGAAGTCGCTTGGTGGGACGCCAAGAAACAAGCGAAGGCGCAACAAGTCCCCGAGGTAACGACCAAGGAGTCCCCCGCCACAGCAACGAAAAAAGTGGCGACGGAAATGGAGGCAGCCGCAGTTGACCAGTCAATGCCGGTCCCCAAAAACGTGCGCGACGGCGTTATCGCGCAACTTGAAGCTGAACTGGCAGAGGTCGCCAAGACGGGAGACAAGGGGCGCCAGCGTGTCAATGTCAGCATCCCCGGCGACGGGAGCTTTTCAATTATCAGAACAGAGGAGTCGATAAAGGATGCGATCACCCGCCTGTCAAAGCTATCCACTCCGGTGTCCAACACCTTGCCGCGCGTATCAACTACGGAAACCAACCGAGAGATTGATAACTATGCGATGGTGCTTGAGGAAACGCTTGGGACAGAGGGCGCAATCCAAGACCAACAGGCAGTAATAAAGCAAGCGGGGGCGAACACTCCGACGGGCAAGGCAGCGGCGAGAACTATTGAAGCGCTCCAGCTTCGCGCGGAAATTCGCTCCGGCCAAGGCACCCCAGCCCAACGCTCCCGCCGCCGCATCAAAAAGATGACCGCCCAATCGGGCGCGATTGACCTCTCCATCGTCGAAGACTTGTTTGAATACGGCAAGACGATCTACCGCGCCGGCATGAGCTTCGGCAAGTGGGCCGGCCAGATGGTGAAGGAGTTCGGGCAAGGCATCGCTTCGTTCTTGAAGCAGGTCTTTGATCGCATCGTCCAAGCCTACAAGGATAGCCCTTACAGCGACACGACCGGGGCGGTGGGCGATGTGCGACCGAAGGCCAAGCCGAGACAGTTTGAGCAGAAGGCGAAGGCCAATGCCGCCGTTACCGAGGAAGCCAAGGCGGAACTTGGCAGCGAATACATCCCGATCACGCTTGAAGGGACAGCCGAACAGGCCAAAGCGTTGATAAACGAAAGCGGACTAGACGCAGCAGAGCAGCGCATCCTTGATCTTTCCAGCGACGAGCTGACACCGGCGCCGATAGATTTTGGCATCGGCCTTGAGTTGACCGCCAGACTTGGGGCGATGGGAGAGCACCAGCGGCAGGCGAGAGTCGTTCGCATCATGTCCCGCCGCGCCACCAGCATGGGGCAGACGATCAGTGTCCTCGCCATGCTGGCCCGACTGACGCCGGAAGGCATCGTCTTCTACGCCAATCAAGTCATCGAACAATACATCGACACGTTGCCCGAGGAACGGCAGGGCCAGATCCGCGCGGCGCAGAACGACATCGCCGAAACGGAGAAGGGCATGCCCGACACCCGCAGGAACATCGCGCACGATGTCATTCTTGAGGGCAAACACGGGGGCGAGAAGATTGCGCAGAAGATCAAGCGCAGAATCCCCGACAAGAAAGAGAGCCAGCAAAGGCTATCGTCTGTCCGCTCTGTCTTGATGAGCAAGGCAACCAAGGCCGAGGCAACCAAGCAAATCTCGGACATCCTGCAAGGGGCGGGCATTAGCAAGAGCGAGGCGGATTCGCTTTCCGCTACCATCACCAGCAAGTTCTACAAGGTTCTCGACGAGGCCCGCCGCTCCATTGCCACACAGCGCAAGCCGAAGGAGCAGAAGCTCATTAGGTCTTGGAGCAAACTGGTTGAGAAGTTGAACGGCGAAGGCTTGCCGGACGATGACTTTATTGCGCAGCTTTCGCTTATCGCCAAGTTGCCGACCATGACGCCGGAACTTGGGGCGCGACTGAAGGGCCTAACTGGACAGCTTAAAGAGGCCAAGGGCGACCAAGACATGCAGCTCGTCATTGCCGGTCGCATCTTTGAGGAGATCCATAGCCTTGTGCCGGTGGACTTCTGGGTGAAAGTGCGTGCGTTCAGCTACATAATGATGCTGTTCTCGCCGAAGACTTGGATCAGAAACATCGGCGGCAACGTGATCCAGTTCGTGGCAAATGCCGGTAAGGACACGGCCATCAACGTGGCCACGGGTCGGGCCGGAATCTTTAGCAACGGCAAGACCGGAGACCGCGTGAAGTCAGGCCGTCTCAAGCATCTGCTCACCCCGTATTACGATGTAAAGAAGGGCTTTGAGTGGAACGCCAAGCAGAACCCGCAGGCCCCCTTCAGCCAGAACCTTGCGGCCGGCATCGACCATTTGCGCCTGCTCTCCAAGCTGACCACGCAGAACAAGTTTGAGGTGGCCGATGCCAAGGAGGTCGGGCGCCGCATCTTTAGCAGCAAGTTCATGGGGATGCTGGAGACATCTCTCTCCATCGCCCTCGGAGGACCCGACCGCGCATTCTGGAAGTCTGCACTGGAGTCATCGCTGGCCAACCGCGAGGCGCGAGCCAAGCAAATGGGCGAGTGGACAGGGCGACACACGCCAGAGGACATTGAGGGTGCGATTGCCGATGCCGCTGGTGCCATCTACCAGAACGCGAACACGATCAGCAGGGAGGCCGCCAAGTGGCGCTCATCGCTCAACAGGATGAGCACCAAGCTGCTGAGTTACTTCATCCCCGGCGTCAAGCCGACCGAGCAATTCGGATTCGGCACGGCGCTCATGGCATTCACTCAGGTTCCCGGCGCCATCGCTCGCGCGGCCATCAGTTGGTCTCCCCTCGGGCTAATCATCAACCTCCATCAAGGCATGAATGGCATTCTTTGGAAGGCCAGCAACCAAAGGGCAGGCAAGCCGCTGGACACAAGAGAGTTCGGCGACGCATTCACCAAGGCCCTCGGGGGAACAGGCATCTATGCGGCGGGGTATTACCTGTATGCCATGGGTGTCATCACGGCCAGTCAGGAGGACGATGATGATGTTGAGGCAATGCGCCGGTCACTGGGCATGGGACAATACCGGATCAACGTGACTGCCCTCAAGCGGATGCTCACGACCATGGCGTGGGGCACACCGCAGAAAACGGACGAGGGCGATGTGATCCTATCCTACGATTGGGCGCAACCGCTCGCCATCACGTTTGCTGCCGGTGCCGAGTTGGCCAAGATGGTTGAGCAGAACGACCGCAATGGCATCAAGAAGGGACTCGCGGCCAAAGCGGCCATGCCGGCCATCAGTCTTGCGGCCGGCGCCAAGTCACTGCTGGATCTTCCGCTGCTGTCTGGCCTTTCCAGCTTTATCGACCAGCTCGACACCCGCCGACCGGAGAGCGTAATTGGCGCCGTGGCCAGAACGGTCGCCGGCATTCCTTCCATGTTTGTCCCGCAGCTTGTCCGCCAAGCCAACCAACTCCTTTACGATAACACGCTGAGAGAGACGCGCGGAACCAACCAATCCTCGGCCGTTCCGGTCACGGTGCAGCGCGCCTTCAACCAGATCGCGGCCAACACCCCCGGCGTTGCTGACCAGTTCCCTCCACGCCTTGATGTCATGGGGCAGGCACAGGAGCGGTATCAGTATGTTGGATGGCACTGGTTCAACGTGCTGTTCAATCCGGCGCTGACCTCTCGGGTCAAGGCCAACCCCGTCTTGGAAGAAGCCGCGCGGCTCATGGATTCCACCGGCGAGACCAGCCAGTTCCCCAAGCAGGTAAAGAACCGCGCCTCCATCAACGGACAGAACATCGACCTGACGAACGAGCAGATCAGTGCCTACCAGTATTACTTGGGCAACTACACCATGAGCATGATGAATTGGCGCATGGCCAGCCCCCGCTACGCGCGTCTGCCCGACACCGAGAAGGTGCGGATCTTCGCCCAAGACATTGAGGACGTGGACGCCGCCGTGAAGTCTGCCCTGTTCGGCCACGACATCCGCCGCCTGACCCGCCGGCAGCGCTCCATGCGCAACAACCTAGTCAACTCTCCCCTCGGGCAGTCAATGCCCCCGCGCTAAAAAATTAGGGCCGCCCCGGTTTCCCAGAGCGGCCCAGCCCCGCACTCGCGGGACTCGTCCTAGTGGTTAGGAGACACACTTTGGACAAAGTCAGTAGCCATAGTAGCCGTATGCCGGCGGACTGTAAACAGGTGCGCCAATCGGTGCGCGGCTGCCGATGGTGGAGATAACCGTTGTTCCACCAACTTGGCTTGCCGTGGTGATCGGCGGTGATCCCGGTCCCGTCACGATGACCGGGGCTGGCGCCCCGCCGCCCATGTTCTGAGCCATGGCTTGATTGAAGACGGTCGGGTCAAACACTGCGGGCGCGGGACTGCCGTTCTCCATAACCCAAGGATGACCGGACCCGAAGAAGCGTGTGCCTTTTGGGACCCACTTGCCGTCTTGCGTGCGGACCATTCCTTGGGCGTCCATCCTTGCGGCCTTTGCCTGTTTCGTTTCGCAGCCCGTGGCGGCCATCACCATGGCGGCTGCGAGTGTTAGGGTTAGCAGTTTCATATTGTTGGTTCTTGTTGAAATTTTTCTGGCACGACTACGGCGCGTTGCCATGTGGCATACCAGCGTTGCGTTGTTACATAGGACGAGTGCCCCAAAAGATATTGCACTTGGACGAGTGACCCCGTCGCCTCCAGCCAGTCGCTGCCGGCTTGCTTGCGTAGCTCGTAGGCCGCCCCCTTGCGGTTCGGGATGTATTGCCGCAGCCAAGTGTTGAAGTTTCGGAGCATGAAGTTGTAGCGAAGGAACTCTGTGCCGAGCGGGATCATGTAGTCATCGGCAGCCAGCAGATAGTCGGCCATCCATGGCGCCAAGGTAATGTCGCGCTCGCGGCAACCCCCTGTCTTTAGGGTGAACTCCTCATCGGGGCGCTCGCGGATGCACATGGTCTTGCCTTCGGGGCGGTCCTCAATCCACGACTTGCGGGCATAGCTTACCTCCTTGGGCGTCATGCCCATGTAGCGGCAGCAGATAAAGGCGCGGCGGACCTCTGCCATGCCCCGGCTGTCGCGCTCCATGTCGGCCAGCTTGTCCTTCGGGATGTGTTGGAAGCTGGTCGGGTTGTATTTCTGCTTGGCCTGCTTGCTGGCCGCGCGGAAGGAGGTGATGTCTGGCAGCTTGAAGTCGATCCAGTCGTTGCTGTCGGCGAAGACGCTCTTGGCACTGGCGAGGGTGCTGCCGGCCGTGTAGGCACTGGTTCCGCAGTTGGTAAGATATTCGCGCACCAGTTTGTCGTTCAATTCCGTGGAGCGAACGGCCATCACTTTGGCGACTTCGGCGTCCGTCATGGCAATGGCCCGCCCCTTAATCATGGGATGCTCTCGGAAGGGGGCTATGCCCTTGGCTCGGGCGATGACTCGCAGAAGGCAGCGAATGTTTTCCTCCTTGCTCGGGCAGTCGCTCCGTAGCCGGTAGTGCTCGACAACGCTGCCGATGTTCGGGGATTCGTCGCGGCCGTGGGTCAGCTCGGTAAGTCGCGCCCCGCCCTGCTGCCCAAGGATGGTGAGGTAAGACAGCCCCTTGGCCTTGGCGACCTTGGGATCATTGGTCTTGAGGGAGACCCGCCGCATCTTCTTCTCATGCGTGTAACGCAGCCAAAGGTATCCCCGGCGTTGAAAGACTGTGCCTCTTAGCCCATACTTCGGGACTTCTATGCGGAAACTTTTAGTATTCATAACGAATCCATTGCTAAACCGTCTGCCCCGTGGTGTCAAGATTGTGCATGTCGGGTGTCATTCGGGTGTAGGTCGAGGTGGGTCAAACTGGATTATTCTGGGTCAGATTATAGAGTAATCATTAACTTGCTCCCGTAGCTCAGGGGATAGAGCAGCGGATTTCTAATCCGTTGGTCGGAAGTTCGAATCTTCCCGGGAGCGACTTGTTTCCAAAAACCGCTAGCACCCCACCCCCCGGCGGCCAAGTCTGGTTAAGATTGTCAGGGCATGCCGCCCTTTGCCCGAATGATGCATCGCGATCGGTGACGAACAGACCACCGAACAGCGACCCGACTTAGAGACCAGCTGGCTCCGCCGTGTGGTCCAAATGCAGCACACCAAGGGCGCGTTTGATCAGCGCCCGACCGCTCTCCTGCTCATCGAGAACAACAATATCCGCGCCGATGTCGGCCAGACGATCCGCTTCAGCTCGAAACTTGGTCCGCGCCATCACGGCAATGACCGGATTCTTTTCCCGCACATAGCCGAGCGCCGTTTCGACGGCCGGCGTTGCCGGAAAAGTGAAGGCGACCAACTTTGCGCGATCGACTCCGCATAAGTCCCACACTTCACGCTGCGCGGCGTCGGCAAAAAGTGCCGGTTGCCCCGCGCTCTGCAGCGCCTTGATCGTCGCGGCGTTAAGATCCACGACAAGCGACGTCACACCCTGCGCGGAAAGCGCCTGCACCAGAGCCTCTCCGACCGGACCGTAGCCGCAGACAATGGCATGGTCGGTCAAATTCACCGTTCCACGCGGCTGCCCCTCCGGCCTCGGCCTCATGCGCAGCATATTCGGATATCTGGACTCGAGCCACTGGCCCATCGGTTGGGCGAAGCGCATGAGGACGGGCACCATCGCCATGGAAAGAGCCATGGCAGCAAGCAGCGGTTGTTCGACGTCGACAGGCCAGGCGGTCATTTCCGACGTCTTGCCCATGAGCACGAGGGAAAACTCGCCCGCGCTGCCCAGTCCGAAACCCGCAACGGAAGCCGCACGCCAACTCAGGCCAAGAAATCTGGCCAGAAGCGCGACAACGAGACATTTGCCGATGATCAATCCCGCGGCGACGGAAAGCACCAAGCCCCAATTGCTCCAAAGCGGAGCCAGTTCGATACCGAGACCGACAGAGACGAAGAAAATCGTAAGGAACAGATCCTTGATCGGCGCGACATCGGAAAGAATCCGGTGCTTATACATGCACTCGCTCACCGCCAGGCCCGCGACAAAAGCCCCGAGGACCACGCTCAAGCCCATCAACGCAGCGAGAAACGCCACACCCATGCACAAACCCGCCACGGTCAGGGTAAAAAGTTCACGGCTCTTGGTCATCGCCACGGTGTGGAGCAAATGAGGAATAACGAAGCGCGCGAGCAACACCGCGATCCCGACGAACGCCATGCCCTTGGCCACCACGGCGATCAGGGCGGGCCCCAGTTCATGCGGCCCCGGCCCCGATGCGATGAGAGCTGGAAGGAGAACGAGGAAAAAAATGACGAAGATGTCCTGAAAAATGGCAATGCCCAGCGCGAGCCGCGCCCCGGAACTCGCGGCGATACCCATGTCCTGATACATCTTCACGCTGATCGCGGTGGAACTCAGCGCACAGGCTACCGCGACCACGACGACTTGGGTCCAGGGCAGATCGAAATACACCCACGTGGCCGCGCCGGCTGCCAACATGGTGATGCCCATCTGCAAGCCACCACCGGTAAACGCGAAGCGACGCAAATGCTTCAACTCCCCGAGGGAGAATTCCATCCCGAGCACGAAAAGCAGGAGCATCACCCCGTAGTCCGACATCGTTGCCACTGTCTCCCTCGCCGAATCCCCGGCCACCGACTCGAGCAGCCCCGTATTCGCGATCGCCACGCCGCAGAGAAAATAAGCAATGAGCAGCGACTGACGGAGACGCAGGAGAACGAGTGACACAGCAACGACTCCCACCAGCATGAGAGCCAGCAGGGAGAACATCGGACTTATGTCGGTGACACCCAGGACCACGCTGTCATCCTGCCTGCGCGATGCGCTCGCGGCAAACCCCGACCACCGCGCAGCTTTGCTAGCTAAGCAGTTTTTTCCATTCGCACCGTGCGCAGAACGAACAGGCCGGCGACGAAGAAAATGAGGGTCGACCCCACCGCGATACGCAGGTCGAACACATCGGCCAGCACCCCCATGAGAAGCGGTCCGATCACCGCGGCCAATTTACCGAAAACACCCCAGAATCCGAAAAACTCCGCCGCCCGGTCGCGCGGTGAGAGTAGAGAGACCACAGCACGGCTTCCCGCTTGGCACGAACCAATAGCCAAGCCGGCCAGATTCCCGACGATAAAAAACATCTCCTTCGTCTGGCAAAAATACGCGCCGATGGCCACGAGGCACCATAGGACAAGCGCCGCGGTGAGCATATTGATCGAACCCGCCCGATCCTGCCACCAACCGAACATCAAGGCCCCGAGCGCGCTGCTGATTTGCAGCGAGGCAAAAAGCGCCAAGTTTTCCGCCGTGCTGAAACCAAGCACCCGCTCGGAGTAAATCGCCGCGAAGGCCACCACCGCCCCCAGCCCGCACATGTAGAAAAAGAAGGAGACCAAAAATTTCAAGAGCTCCCGATGGCGCGGCAAATCGCGTGCCGCGTGCCCGATGCTTTCCCATCCCATCCGCCACCACGATCCGGCATGCGGTTCGGGCTGCTTGCGCTCACGCAGGAGCAGGGCGACCGGAATGGTTGCGGCAAACATGAAAAGCGCCGTGGCCACGAAGACCCACTGCAGCCGATCCGGCACGAAATGGATCACGGCCATGGACAGCCCCAGCGCACCCAATCCCCCGAGATACCCGAAGCTCCAACCGTAAGCCGAGATACGTCCGCAGTTTTCCGGCGTGCTCAACTCGCTGAGGAAGCTCGCGCAGAAATTCTCGCCGAACGAAAACGCCGCATAAGCAATCACGACCAACGCGGCAGCCAACCAGACCGTTCCCGGACCGGTGAACCACAGCGCCGCGGTCGCCGAGGCGCAGATCCACATCATGGAGAGCAGAAATCTCTTCTTCGAAGCCGTGGCGTCGGCCATCACCCCGAGGGCGGGACCGAAGACAATCACGATGGCCTGCGACGCCGCCAAGATCACGCTCCACAGCGTGTTCGCCGCCGGCGAGCCCGCCGCAATCACCCCGGTGAAAAACGGACCAAAGATTACGGTGATCACCACCGTGACAAACGCCGAGTTGGCGAAGTCGTAACAACACCACCCGAAAATCTCCCGCCTCCGAACCGAATCGCTCATATCCGCGCATCATGAACGACAATCATCCAACCCCCAAGAGGCGTTACCCGCCCCTTCCCAGGTGAAATTTTCTGCCGCTGGGAACATTCGAGGCTCAGGCTTGTTTCGAAGTTAAGCGGGTCTCCACTCAATTCGCAGGTCTCAATCCAAAGTGTAGCATTAACCACTCATCGACCCACCGAGACTCATTATCATCTTGCTAATTATCGCGAAAATCCCCACAGATTTTACTCCGCTCAGAAAGGCCCACCGCACCTCTCGCCTTCAGAGTTTTCACCGGCTGACGATTTCACTGACCCAAGCCGCCCACATGTTGTTTTTACGGATGGTCTTGCGTCGGCGCGACGACCAAAGGCGGCAGCTTGTGCTTGGTGGCGCCGTATGATTCACTTACCGATCCTTTG